ATTGAGATATTTCAAGGAACATACCTAACAAAATCATTTACTGTTGATCAATCATTAGATCAGAGATTTATACTAGATAATTCTTTTATTGATACATCTACTCTCTATGTTTATGTTGCAGATTCGGATGATCAAACTAAAAATTTAATTGGTACTCCATATAAGAAAGTTGATAATATTTTAAACCTTAATTCAAATTCTGAAACTTACCTAATACAAGAAGTACAGGATGAAAAGTATGAACTTTTGTTTGGTGATGGTATTTTTGGTAAAAAAATAGAAAATGGAGCAAAAATTACAGTACAATACATTGTTACTGATGGTATTGAGGGTAATGGTCCACGTTCATTTGTATTTTCAGGAACTTTAGAAACACCTACTGGTAGTGCTATTACTCCTACTTCAGATACCTTCGTAAATACCGTCTCAGGTGCCAATAACGGCGGCGATATAGAATCTATCGATTCTATTAAATACTTCGCTCCTAGACTGTATTCGTCACAGTACAGGGCGGTTACGTCAAGAGATTATGAATCTATAATTCAGCAGATTTATCCTAATACTGATAGTGTATCTGTTGTTGGTGGAGAGGAAATAGATCCACCCCAGTTTGGTACTGTGTTTATTACCATTAAACCAAAAAATGGTGAATTTGTTTCTGATTTTGATAAATCAAGAATATTATCTGATTTAAAGAATTATTCTTTAACGGGTATTAATCAAAAACTTTTAGACTTAAAAATACTTTATATCGAATTGGATTCTTCAATTTATTATAATACTGCTAAAGTAGAGGATATTGATGACTTAAGAACTAATGTTATTAATGGACTTACAACTTATTCAAAATCAATTGATATTAATAAGTTTGGTGGAAGATTTAAGTATAGTAAAGTATTAGGTGTAATTGACAATATTAATACTGCAATAACCTCTAATATAACAAAAATACGAATTAGAAGGAATTTAAATGCCCTTCTCAATCAGTTTACCCAATATGAACTATGTTTTGGTAATCAATTCAATGTTAAAGAAGGGGGAATGAACATTAAGAGTACTGGATTTACTGTTTTAGGTACATCAGATACTGTATATCTTACCGATACACCAGATAGTAATAAATTAAAGGGTACTGTATCAATTGTTAAAAAAGAAAACAACGATAAGATAATTATTGTTGAAGATGCAGGAACTGTTGATTATATTAAGGGTGAGATTACTCTTACTACAATTAATATAACATCAACTGTTAAACCTAACAATGTAATAGAAATACAGGCATTTCCAGAGTCTAATGATGTTATAGGACTTAAAGAATTATACTTACAATTTAGCATCTCTGATAGTTCAATAAATATGATCAAAGACACTATTGCATCAGGAGATCAAATATCTGGTGTTGGATATAAGGTTACCTCAAGTTATACAAACGGAGACTTAATAAGGGCATGATAGCTACGGGAATTGATAAGAGAGTTCAGATACAGCAAATTGTTGATAGCCAACTTCCAGAATTTGTATTGTCTGAAAGTCCAAAGGCGGTTGATTTTTTAAAGCAATATTATATTTCGCAGGAATATCGTGGTGGTCCAGTTGATATTACTGATAATTTAGATCAATATTTAAAGATAGACAATTTAACTCCAGACGTAATAGTAGGAGTAACTACACTAAATGCAGGGATAGGTACTGAAAATACGACCCTTAATGTAGAGAGTACAAAGGGATTCCCAAATGAATATGGTCTATTAAAAATTAATGATGAAATTATTACATATACTGGAGTAACAACTAATAGTTTTACTGGATGTGTTCGTGGATTTAGTGGAATATCAACATATCATTCTATTGATAATCCAGGTGAATTAGTATTTTCATCCACCGATACAGATGATCATCTTGAAAACTCACGGGTTGAAAATTTAAGTGCATTATTTTTAAAGGAATTCTATAATAAACTTAAAGTTTCTCTTACTCCTGGTCTAGAAAACGTTGGTTTTGTTCCTGGTTTAGATGTTAATAATTTTATAAAAGAAGCAAGATCGTTTTATGAGTCTAAAGGAACCGAAGAATCCTTTAGAATTCTGTTTAATGTACTATATGGAGTAGATCCAAAGGTTATTGATCTTGAAGAGTTCTTAATAAAACCTTCTTCAGCAAAGTATATTAGAAGAGAGAGAATAGTTGCAGAGTTAATATCTGGTAATCCTCTCAAATTAAGAGGGCAAACTGTAACAAAATCTACGGATCAATACACATCTGCCTCTATATCCGAAGTTGAATTTATTTCTGGTATTGGAAGAAGTGAAAATTACTATGCTTTAGATGTTTTTGTTGGGTATGATGATACTGAATTTGTTACTGGAGTCTTTAATATTCCAGGAAAAACAAAAGTTATAGGTGATGTAGCAGTTAATTCTTCTGTAATTACTGTAGATTCTACTGTAGGATTTGGAACTACTGGTACATTAGTGTCCGATTCTGGTGGAGTTGCTGGTGTTAACACACATATCACTTATACTGACAAAACCATTAATCAATTCTTAAATTGTAGTAATGTAGGATTTGTAACTTCATCATATGATATAAGATCTGATGAATTACTTATTGGATATGAGAATGGTGATACTACAAAGCAAGTAGAGTTAAGAATTACTGGGGTATTATCTAAATTTATTCCTGGAGATGATACTAATTTAGTTATAGAGGGTGAAAGAATTCTTGTTAAAAGTTTAGGAGAAACTATAGAGAATCCTACTTTCAATAAAACTAATAAAGAAATACATTTTAATTCTTGGGTCTATAATACATCTTCAAGTTATGAGTTGTTGGATAATACATCAGTTGCTGGAGTAACCACATCTGTTCTCTTTACAAAGGCAGATTTTGACAAATCCAGTATTAAAGTAGGAGATACTGTTGAAATTCTACTTAGAACTTCATCACAACTAGCGGCAAAAAAGGTTAAACCATTCACTAATGGGGATACTACCGCTAAAGTTCTAAGTCTTACTAAATCTTCCAATAAAATTGAATTATCAAAATCAATTGCAACTGTTGGTGCAGGTGTTAGTAATTCAGCTGAATTATACAGTGTAAGGAAAAAAATAGATAAAGCTACTAGTAATGGTGCTCCTATTAAGCATGGAAATGATATTTTAACTTCCGATATTACAAACACATATAATGAATTAGATAAGAATATTTACGTTGCGTCTAATTCCTTACCATCTTATAATATTACAAAAAATCTTTCTGAAATTAGTATTACTAATCTAACTGCTGGTGGAGTTTCTGCATCAATTCAGGGTTATGATTCTGCAAATTTAACATATTCGATATTATCTTTTTCTTCTCCTGTTCCTTTTGTTACTGGTGATGCAGTTGTTTATACTAAACCATCTGGTTCTACTGGTATTTTAACAGAAGGTGTTTATTATGTTCAAAATTTAGATCAAACAAATAAGATTAAATTATATCCAGATAATTCATTTATTTCTTCTGGTATAGGAACAATAGGATTTTTAAGTGTTATTGGAGATGGAAATCTACCTGCAGGAATAACTACTAATTCTACTCACAAATTTACTCTATTAAATCATCATAATAAAGAAATAGATGCTCAGAGATTACTTAAAAAATATCCATTAACTCAAGATTTAAATTCTGGAAATAATAGTGAAACTGGTGATGGACCTATTGGAATGCTAATTAATGGTGTTCAGATAGAAGGTTCTAAATCTCAAGATGCTATCTTTTATGGTCCACTTGATTCAATTTACACACCTACTGGTGGTGAAGATTATGATGTACTTAATCCTCCTAAAGTAGAAGTTGCAACAGGTTCTGGAACAACTGCATTGGTTAATGTTGCTGTTAGTGGTACTCTTAAAGAAATACAGATTGATCCTCAAGATTTTGATGTTGATGAGGTTAGATCTATTAAAATTAGTGGTGGTAATTCCAAAAATTCAATTTTAACGCCATTAGTTAGACAAAGAAATAGAGAATTAGAGTTTGATGGTAGACTTGTTAATAATGGTGGTGATGTTGATTCAGTCAATGAAACTTTAAAATTTACTCAAACTAAGCATAATTTGCGTAGTGGAGATATTATAGTTTACAATCCAAATGGATTTACAGAATTAGGAATTGGAACTTTTAAGGGAGATAATAATGCAGATTACGAAACTTTAAATGAAGGTGCATCTTATTGGGTTCAAGCACTAGGAATTAGTAGTATTTTCCTTTATCCGAGTGAAAGTGATTATAATGCAGGAATTAATACTATAGGATTTACTGCAGTAAAGAAAGAGGGTTTACATAAGTTTAGATTAAAGTATGCTAAAAATACATTAGCTGCTATTGACATTGTAAATGCTGGTACATTTGAAAATAGACAAATTTATGTTAAACCAACTGGAATATCTACAGTTAATTCAATAGTTTCTTATGATAATCATGGATTTTCTAGTGGTGAACTTGTAGATTATAAAACTACGAATACCTCTATTGGAATATCTACAGATGGAACAGGAATACAATATCAAGTAGTAAAGATTGATGATAATTCATTTAGACTTACTAATGCTGGAGTTGGTGGAACATTAACGACTAATTATGAGGTCAATAATTATACTGGATTTACTACAATTGGAACTGGGTATCAGGTCTTTAAATACCCTGATATTACAGTTACATCCGATGTAGCCTATAGAATTTCAACATCTGACAAAATAAATCTGACTCCTGTCATTAGGGGTTCGATAAAAGATGCTCTTTTATATGAAAAAGGAACTGGATATGGAACTACTGACGTTATAAATTATGAAAATAAACCAAGTATAATCATAAAAAATGGTGAAAGTAGAAGTCTTAAAATTATTGAACCTTCATTAAGACCAATAGTTTCTTCTGCAAGTACTTTAACATCTGATGTAAGTGGAAAAATAATACAGGTTCAGATTAATAGTGGTGGTGATGAATATTTCTCTACACCAGAATTAGTTGTTGAAGGTGATGGATATGGTGCTAAATTAAGGGCTATTATTGATAAAGATATAACTTCTACAAGTTATAATAAGATAACAAGTGTTAAGATACTTAATGGTGGAACAAACTATACTCAAGATAAGACAACTATTAAAGTTATTCCTGCAGGAAGTGGAGCTATTTTTGATGCTTCTGTTAGAAAACTAAGATTGAATAGTATACAAGAAACTGCTCCATATTCTTCAAAATATACTTACGAATTACTATCAGATTCGAAATATGGTTTAAAGTATTCTTTTGTTGGATACTCTACAGATATTGGTAGAGATTACTTTAATGATACTGGATTAACCCACTCACCAATTATTGGATGGGCTTATGATGGTAACCCAATTTATGGTCCATATGGTTACACTGATGCTTTAGACAGTAATACTGACATAAAGGTATTAAAACCAGGTTATACAGCGTCTGCTTCAAATATTGAAGATAGACCACCAACATTTAGTGTTGGGTTCTTTGGAGACGATTTTGCTTATAATTCTAGTGGTTCTGATTTAGATATTCATAATGGAAGATACTGCAAAACTCCAGAGTATCCTGATGGTGTTTATGCATATTTTGTTGGTGTTAATACTGCTTCCTCAAGTGGAAAATTAGATCCATTATATCCATATTTTATCGGTGATACTTACAAGTCTAATCCAACAGTAGTTGATGAAACTTCATCAATAAATCAAACTTATGATTTTAATAATTCTGAGTTAGTTAGAAATACTTTCCCGTATAGAGTTTCTGAAACTTACTCCAATAATGACTTTATTGTAAATTCTGATAGTATTGTTGATCAATTAACTACCGTTGATGCAGTATCTCAAGGAACTGTAACGTCAGTAGATATTCTCAATCATGGAATTAATTATAAGGTAGGAGATAATTTAACCTTTGATAATGACGGAACTAGTGGAAATGGTTTAAGTGCTTTTGTACAATCTATAAAAGGAAAGTCAATTCAAGAGATTAAAACTTCTTATAGTGTATATGATAATGTAGACATTATTTGGAAAGACCCTAATACAGTATCTGCTTACATTTCAACATCTCATTCTTTAATAAATGGTGATAATGTTGTAATTTCTGGAGTAACTACAAGTGCCATTAAGGGACTCACAGGAGCTCATAGAGTAGGTGTTACCACTACAAACACAGTTCTTTATAAACAAGTCGCTGTAAACGGCACAGTGGGTCTTATAACCGATATTTTTGTTGGAAGGATACCTGAATTAATCTCTATTGGTAGTAGTATTGGTATAGGAACTGAAAAATTAGAAGTTATTAATAAATTTGAAGATAGAAATATATTAAGAGTTAGAAGAGGAGTCACTGGAACAGCACATACAGTTTCAAGTCATGTTAATTTACTTCCTAGTTTTATTGACATACCTTTAAGAGTAGATTATTTCGAATCTCAACTTGAAGATATTGTATACTTTAACCCTAGAGAAGCAATTGGAATATGTTCAATAGTAGGTTTATCCTCAAGCACGAATGTATCTGTTGGTGATACTGTAAATTCTGTTGATATTCCTTGTCAATCAATTTATCTGCCCAACCATCCATTTAAAACAAATCAACAAATAACTTTAAATATTCCTGCATCTGGTTCTAATATTGCAGTATCTACTGATGGAACTGTTCCTGGTGGATATAGTTTAACCAATAATACTACTCTATATGCCATTAATAAGTCTAAAGATTATATTGGTGTTACAAGTGCATTACAGGCATCAATTGGTGTTGGAAATTCTGCAGAAAATGGACTATTTTTCTTAGGAAATGGTGCATATAATTTTGAATATACTTTCGAATCTAATTTCACTCAAGTACAAGCAGATATTGAAACAATATCAGCAAAAGTTGCTCTTACAACTTCACATAATTTACCTGAGCAAACTGTTATTGATTTAATAGTAGAACCTACACAATCTGTAGGTGTATCAACAGCAGCACCTGTATCAGTAAAATATAATACTGATATTGAAAAATTAATAGTTAATCCTATTAGTTTTACTTCAGGAATTAATAGTACTACTGACACAATAACACTCACTTCACATGGATTAGAAACTGGGGATAAAGTTTATTATTCTGGAAATGCAACAATCAGTGGTATTTCTCAAGTTACTCGTGGATATTTTGTTTATAGAGTAGATGACAATAATATTCAATTATGTGAAACATATAAAGAATCTACTGTTTATCCTCCAGTAACTGTTGATTTTACCTCAACAGGATCTAGTAATGAAATCTCTTTAATAAATCCACCAATTTCTATTATAAAAAATAATAGTTTAGTATTTGATGTTGCGGATTCATCTTTATCTGGATATGACTTTAAACTATATTATGATAATAAATTTGACAACGAATTTGTATCAACAGGAACCACAAGTCTTATTTCCGTTACTAGTGAAGGAACTGTAGGAAATGGAACAACAGCTACAGT